CTTGGGTTCCATTCTTCTCACGAAGACTGATATAATGGATCCATGAACGGCACGAGCCTGTCATGTAAATGCGAGTCGGAGTGTTTTGTGGAAGCACTTTGCGAGCACATTCTTTCGCCACGCCAGCGGCAAGCATATCATCATAGAGATCCATAATGTCTGCGAATACATGCTTGATGCGACGTTCGAAACTACGCTTCAATTCAGGATCAAAATCATCAGTAGAATTCTGACGGTTCTTGGTATCCTGCTTGCGAAGTTGGGGAACAGGAAGTTCTTCAGTTAAGAGAGAAGCATCAGCATAACGTTGGGAAAACTGCTGGAAACAAAAGCTCCTATGACGAAGAATTTGAGTTGCGATATCTAGAGTTGTTTCGATCTCTAGAGTCATGGTTGATTGCTCAAACACAGACCAATGATTATGATCGATGCAATACTTTAGAAGTTTAGCATAGTTAGGATTCTCCTGGTTGGCAGGATTACTAACCCTTGCAATATACGCCATTGTCTTTTCTGCATCAGGCGTGACTGATACTAGACATGCTTTAGTCATTTCTTACCTCTCAATACTCTTGCGACAATTACAACCCCGAGGGATTCAACGTAACCTACTTTATCAAACCCAAACATTTTTGTCAAGGAGAAGTTAAAGGCAACCATGAATAGAAGAGGAAGAATCACAGTATAGGAAAACAATCCATTAATGATTGCCATCACGTTTTCAACGCTTTCTTGCTTTTCTTGTTCTTCAATTTGTTTTTGAAGTTCTTCTGCTTCTTCTTGAGCAGGACCTCTAGGGTCTAGATATACTGTCATTTTGTTCGTCATCTTTTTTCACACAATCAGGACTCCAAATAGCACAAATCCTCATTTCACCACCGAGAGATTGGCACTCTTTAGTATAGCACACTGAAGAGTCAATTTCACTTTCAATAAAACGAGGTTTATACTTCTTATCTGCTTCTGCAATAATACGATTATATTCTGGTGTGACCTGATCAATTGCTCGATCAACATCACGCCCAACTCTGCGCTCTACTTTGTTAGGATCTTGTAGTATAAGCTCATTAAGAATACCATTCGGGAAATATTTTCTTTGAATTTCGTCCAGTAAATCCCAAAGACCATTTTCCGATACCCCCGTACATTGTGATAGAGTTGCGATGATAGTTGATACAACAATACCAACTATCATCAGTTGTTTTTTATCTGGTTTCTTTTTGCCGAAATTGAAATTAAAGTTCATTTCTTTTTCTTTTCTTCTTTTTTAGGTGGATCCCAAAGTTTAGGATTAGTTCTACCTTCAGACTGCTTAAATGAAATTAGATCATTACGATATCTATCCCAATAATAATCGAAGATATCAATTTTCTTATCAGTCATTACAAGGTCATAATGGATCATGCCATCTAATTTATATTCAACTAGATAGGTTGAATAGGGCAATGACCGATCTTCTGCAGCTTCAGGACTACAGTCTTTATGAATAATCCTAAGACCCATCAGGAGCGACCTCCCCAAGTAATTTGAGGGAATGCCTCTTCAACAACAGCCTTAGTGATACGATACTTCTTCTGAAGAAGCCCGTCTTTAACGAGACAAAGAAGTTCTGCCTCAGAAGCATGAAGACCCTCTAGCATCTGGATAAACATTTGCTCTCGTCTAAACTGTTTGAGATTCGGATCTCCACCTTTGATAAAGTAATAAAGTTTTTTATATTCTTTCTCAAGAACAGTATGTTCAGTTCCTTCTGGTGCCTCATTAGGGCGATAGGGAACTTCACCTTCAGGAACAAGAGAAACTACACTTTCATCATAGTTCCAAATAAGAATGGAACGTAGTGCCTGAGAGTTATTGTCCTGAAGAATTTTAATTTTCTCAGGTTTGGTTTTTGCGTTCGATACTTTTTGGAGAACTTCCGAAACAAGTAATCTATTGCTAGTGTTAATTGACATATCAAAACTCCTCAATTTTTTCAAGTAAATTAGTAAGTTGGTTGCTCACAAAATAATTAATCATTTTGCTTCTTGGAGGTGGGGTCGCTGAGTCGTAAGACTGCAAAATATTTTCTTTGACCTTCTTAGGTATATATGAGAAATCAATCAGAGTCAAATTTCTCTTGTAATATTCCATTTGTTCTGCATTACAGAATTGTTCAGGAGAAAGATTTACAATCTTATCCAAGGTCTTTTTGATGAGAGGACGTTGCCTCTTACCTTCAATAAAGGTATCATCTGGAGAAAGATAATTTGGAATACCATCAGACTTGTCTCCTTTGAGAACATGCTCGATGATGTATTGTTTTGGATTCATTCCAGAAACAAACTTCTTCATCACAGGATTATACTGCTTCAACCAAGGATATTTCTGCAGTTGAATGAAATCTTTATCTCCAGAAAGAATAAGAACCTTTTCAGCAGGTTGCATATCTTTTTGCAGACGAATATTTTTGTGAGCAACAAACGTAGTTAGAACAGAAATAATGTCATCTGCTTCTGCACCATCAACTTCCATAACTGTGTATGGCATGTGCTCACGAATTTCATCACGGATTTCATTTAGAACTTCAAAGATCTGGCTCCAATTAAAGTTAGACTTCTCTCGATCTTTCTTACGAGTTCCTTTATAATAAGGAAAGAATTCTCTCCTCCAATAGCGTTTAGAATCATAACAAAGGACCAGTTCACGCCCATACTCTTCACGAAACTTCTGGACATACATCCGAAGTGAGTTGAGTACCATGTGGCGAACTAGTCCCTTGTCGATTCCATCTGAGATTCTGGTTTGAACCATGAGATTGGAAATCATCACCTGGTTCATGTCGATAAGGATCATGTTAGATTTTATTCATCTTCATCATCCATCATATCATCGTCTTCTGAGAATGTCAAGTAGGTCAGTTCATCCCTTAATATATGACCATCCTCATCAAGCATTTCTGGGTGGATAATACTTTTAGCATATGAAGCGTTTTCTGCCCAGACAGAAAATACATTATTAGCCATCCATCCTATAACAAATCCTAACCCAAATCCACCAATAGTTAGGAAAAATGCTGTAACAATAAACTCTAAATGTTCCATGGGTCCTCCTGAAGTACTAAAAAATTATAAAGGGCCCAACCTCCTAGTAACTAAACACAGAAGTATTTATTAAACCCAACCCATAGCTCTAAAATATCTAACCGACTCAGTACAACCACCCAATTTTAAATCCTCACAAATAACTTGAGGAAAAGTAGATCCCTCTCCAAATTCGGAGTAAAATTGATCTCGGTTGAAATCCTGTCCTAGAACATACTCTTTATAGTTTGCACTTTTAGAGTTTAAAACTGTTTTAATTTTTTCACAGTAAGGGCATCCAGGCTTACTGTATACAACAAATCTTTTAGTTGCTATTGACATTGTTCTTTCCAAATAAATTTGTAAGTTGTTCGGTTTCTTTTTTAATCTGAGTCAAAGACTTTAATTTTATCGATTCATCTTTAACCCAATTATCATAATGATCAACAACTACATTAATGACTTCTTTAAAAGTATCTTTATGTAGTTGTTCGAGTTCAGAAAAATCAAATTCCATTTTTATTTTATTTAGATATCGGGGCGACAGGGATCGAACCTGTGACCTCTGGTTCCCAAAACCAGCATTCTACCGCTGAACTACGCCCCGTGGCGGAAAGGGTGGGATTCGAACCCACGGATGCTTTCACATCGCTAGTTTTCAAGACTAGAGCCTTCAACCACTCGACCACCTTTCCTTAAGAGGGTTTCCCCTCAGTTTTATTTAGAACACCAGAGTTAGTGCTCCATAACCAATCAACGATGCGATCAACCAACCAAGAACTTTGTAGTAAGTCCTAATAGGAGTGCCAAAGTATTGCTGACCAATCAGCAGGCACTTGTGCATCGGTGAGATGATGTATCCAGCATACTCCACACAGAGGAACCATGTCAAGTAGCCAGGACCAAATGCCTTAGCAAGCAACGAGACGATACCAGCATACTTGCTAGAGGATCCCATAGCAAACGCAGCAAGGAAACCAACAACCGATACTGTGTAAAGAGCAGCAGTTCCTTGAGCAGCAGTCAGTTTGAGATAATCCATGACTGGTTCTTTAATCTCGCCCATGATAGCAGCAAGAGCAAGAACCAGAGCAGCGAAACCAGCAAACTTCCAGTTGATATAACGACCCCACTTCCAGTCATTACAAATGAATGAATAGTAAGCAGCAAGACCACCAAACCAGAGTGAGAAAAGATATGGCATGTCTGGATCACCATAGCATACCAGGAACCACATCGTAGCAACGATAGGTGCCCAACCTTTCAACAGACGGTTCCAGCTGAAGGTGCGAGTTTCCTGCACAATCTCTACATCAGTTTCTTTTACATAAGCAAAGATAAAAGATCCAGCAAATGCAAGAGTAATTAGTAGAGGAACAAGAGTATATCCTAGCATCTGTGTGTAGGATAGACCGAGAGCTGCCATGGGAAGCACAACAGTTTTCTCAAGTGGCGACCACCAGTAATAGTGGTGAGTAGAAAGATAATCTACGATACCAAACTTGGAACGAGATTGTGCTTTGTCTGAGGCGATGGAATCCAGAAGGGGTGCCGACATAACGACTCGCCCTTCGATGGGTAGAACACCACCAGCAAGAGCAGTAGCAGCAACTACAAGTCGATTTGACTTGAAAATTTTTCGTAGTGCTACGAATACTTCGTTGAGCACTCCGTATTGTTTTACGAG